GCATGGACGAGGCTAAACAAGCTCTTGACGCTTTAGCTACGGACGGTAAAATCGTAACCGCGGAAAATCACGGGATGATAGCTTCCGCCGGGTACTATATGGCTATGGCTGCGAGTAGTATTAAAGCTATATCCCCCCTAGCAGTTACAGGGTCTATCGGTGTCGTAGTTGCGGGATTAGATTTTACTCAGGCTATGGCAGCTAATGGTGTACGTAAAATTAAAATCGTATCTAAAAACGCCCCAGATAAACAAGCGGACCCCACCACAGCTAAGGGGCGCGATATAATCCAGGTGCAAATAGATGCCATGGAGCGAGTTTTTATCAGTACCGTGGCGGAGGGCCGTGGAACCACTGACGCAGACGTTATATCTAATTTCGGTAAAGGGGGGTTACTAATCGCCAAAGACCCGGGAGAGGGTATTCCTGACGCGTTATCCGTCGGGATGATAGACAGCGTGGTTATAGGGGGAGAAGTCGTAGAGTCTGATAATGAGGGACCTGTAGCAAAAAATGAAGATTTATGCTATAATTCAGCAGAGGCAGATAAAAACGGGCTCCTTTCACAGAGCGGCGGGGACACAGTCCCTCAATCAGACACCGCCTCGGGCGGAGATTTACATATGGAGGATATCGAAATGGATATCAATAAGTTAAAAGCAGAACACCCGTCGGTATATGCCGAAGCGGTGAAGATAGGGGCAGACTCAGAGCGTGAGCGTGTAGAAGCGCACATTACAATGGGTGAAGCTGCGGGCGATACAGCGCTGGCGCTAGAGAACATTAAAGCGGGCGCGGGGTTAACTCCAGCTATTAACGCTAAGTATATGGCGTCGCAAATGAATAAAAACGCAATCGAAGCGCGCGGAGATGAAACTCCAGGCGACATCGATACGTCAGCAGCGGGTGACGCAGATACGCAAGACGACGCGGTATCTAAAGCACTTGCAGAATTAACAGGAGTTGACAATGTCTAATTTAGTAATAGGAAACGTGGATCAAGGGACGGTAATTATTGCAGATGCTATCCACGATGATGAGATTATCGCTTTTCCTGGTGCGGATACATACGTAGAAGGTACAATCCTTGCACGTAAGGAAGTAGCAGACGCGGTAACAGCTTCGGCGTTCACAGGTACAGGTGACGGTACCGTTACACTCGCGACGGTTGTAGGTGGTCAAGTTGTACCTACTGTGGGCGCTTATGTACTTAATTGTATCGTCGCCCTAACCAATGGGGGTACGTTTGAACTGGTCGACCCTAACGGTGCGGTAGTTGCCGGCGGTTTAACACTTACTGTTGGTGCTGGTGCGGCTACAGTCTTAGAGGCTGCAGGTTTGCAATTCACTATTACGGACGGCGGTACCGATTTTGTAGTCGGTGACACTGCTACCCTAACGGTAGCAGCAGACGGCGACGTAGTCATTTACGCGACAGCTGGCGCTGGTGGAGCTCAGGTCCCTTTAATGGTGTTAACTTATGAGATTACTACAACGGGCGCGGCGGATGTTGCAGCGAGACCGATGATATCGGGACGTGTAGTACGTGAGAGACTTGTTATTGATGCTGGTGGTACTGTTACAGACAGTATCGTGGATCAGTTAAGAGATTACGGCATTGTAGCGGAAAGCGTTACACAGCTTAGTATATTAGATAACCAGTAAGGAGGGTATCATGAGTGGAAAAACGACAAGAGTAATGCTGGCGGCCTATGAACAAGCGGCCGAAGTAACACTATTTCTAGCGGGGATGTTTCGTTCTCCGAGAGAGAACTTCCATAACTCGGCAGAGGTGGAAATCGACATCGAGCGGGAAGATGAAGACATCTCTATCGCGGTACAGGATCTAAGTGCTGGCGCGCGTAATAACGAGTCAACTCTTTACACAAACAAAACTTTTACGCCACCAGTGCATAAAGAGAAGGGCCCAATAAATGCGCTTACTCTTATTACACGTAACGCGGGGGAAGACCCTTTCGAGTCTGTAGACTTTATAGCTAACGCTATAGCACGTGGTATTAAGATTAGTAAAAAAATCTTTAACAAGATTCTACGTTCTATCGAGGTACAAGCGAGTCAAGTCTTAACGACTGGTACGGTTACTCTTACAGATGAGAATGGCGCGGCGGTATATGTTATCGACTATAAGCCGAAAGTCACACACTTCCCTAATGCGGCGTTAGCGTGGGATAATGCGTCAGCTACAATAATAGCGGATCTATTGTCTTTATGTCAGGTTATTAAATCGGACGGTAAACGCACACCAGATATGTTAATTATGGGTGAGGGTTCTTACGAATTATTTATCAAAGATGACGATGTTATAGCGCGTTTAGATAATCGTCGTATTGAAGGTAATGGAATCGTACCTATGGAGCGTATGGGTGACGGGGGTATATTCCGTGGTGTTGTAGAGATTGGTAATTATAAACTAGATATCTGGACTTATGCTGGAGAGTATAAAGACCCTCAATCAGGTAACTTAGTTAAGTATATCCCAGATGATAAAGTCGTAGTACGTGCTTCAGCGGGTAGACTAGATGCTACTTTCGGTGGTATCCCTAGAATTACTAATAAGCTAGACCCTCGCGTACCGGCGGCACTGGTTGGTCGTACAAGTATTCCAGGTAGAGGATTCGACGTTCAAAATAACGCTTGGATCACGGAAGATGGCGAGACGCTATTCGTATCAGCGGGTACACGTCCACTATTAATACCTACTGCGATAGATACTTTCGGGTGTCTTGATACGTTAATATAACCTGAGGAGGTGCAATCATGGCAAGTAAAATCGAGCTAGCAGAAGAGGCGAACGCACTAGCGGAAGCTTTGGAGATAGAGGTAGTAACGGAAGGACTTAACCATGCGGACTTAACGGCGCTGGTAAAAGACCTTAAAAAACGCACGGAGGTAGTAGAGCCTACTCCTGAGCCGGAGGTAGTAGAGCCTACTCCTGAGCCGGAGGTAGTAGAGCCTACTCCTGGGGCAGACGCCGAGTGCGTACCGAGTTACGAAGTGGCGGAGGGTAAATCTGTTACTAGCTTGCGTGGTATTCGCGGACCGGGTGTTACCGTAACGGCAGAGGACTTCCCTGGTGGTCAAGAGACTCTTGACGCCATCGTAGCTCGTGGGGACGCGGTAAAAAGATAATGGGACTTAGAGACATAGCCGAGCAAGACCTAGGAGCTATCTTAGAAGATAGCACCATGGGTTTCGGCTGGTCCATACAAGTGACGGACCCTAGCGGTCTGTCTAAGCCCCTTACTGGTTTTTCCGATGATATCAGTCAGATAATTGATCCTGATACGGGAACAGCAGTAAGCGGCCGCCTTATATCTGTGGCTTTAAGAATCTCGTCATTAACAGAAGCGGGCCTCGCTTTACCGGTGGGTATTGCAGACTCAGCGAGTAAACCGTGGATTATCGAATTCGATGATATTAACGGGAACCCTTTTACATTCAAAGTAGCACAATCGAACCCAGACAGAGCACTAGGTCTTGTTACTTGTTTACTGGAGTTTTACGCATGATACAGAATCTAATAGATAAGCAAGACAGCTTCGAGATAATTAGAGACCAGATAGCGGCTATCCTCGTTACGGAAGTAGCAGAGCAGATGGCGCTAGCAACAGCCGCGACCAAAGACCCGGACGATTGGAAGATGCGTATATTTACAGAGCGCTCTAACCCGTGGGAAGAGTGGTTAAATGTCGAGGTCGCTACAGATAGAAGCCCCATAGTAAATGTGTGGTATGATAATTCAAACTTCGACCCCGGAGCCAGCAATATAGTAGAACGTCAAGCAACGGAAGCCATATTTAATATAGATTGTTATGGGTACGGAGTAAGTGAGGACGTCGTGGCGGGGGGTCATAAACCCGGAGATAAAGAGGCAGCCTTAGAAGTACAAAAAGCGTTAAGGCTGGTACGTAATATATTAATGGCGGCGGAGTACACATATTTAGGACTCCGTGGTCTTGTATGGCAGCGGTGGCCACAGTCTATTAATGTATTTCAGCCTCCTATAGACGGAAGGCAAGCGCAGCAGATAGTAGGTGCTAGAATAGCATTTAGGGTTAAATTTAACGAGTTTTCGCCACAATTTGACTTAAATACGCTAGAATTAGTATCTATAGACGTATTACGTACCGAAGACGGCGAGATAGTCTTGGAAGCGGATTACGATTACACCACTTAACAAAAGGAGTTAAAGTATGGCAAGTACAGCGATAGACGCTTCCGCGGTAGCGAGAGTCGTCGGGATTAAGACAGAGTTTAAGGATCTTCGTGGGGGTATACTGTTTTTACCTCAGCGATTAGCAATAATCGGACAGGGTAACTCCGCGGCCGTTTATGATACGACTAAAACACAAGTAACAAGCGCGTTACAAGCCGCGCAGACTTTCGGGTTTGGCTCGCCTATACATTTAGCTGTTAAAGAGCTATTACCTTCTAATGGAGACGGTGTAGGGACTATCCCTGTTACTATATACCCATTGGAGGACGACGCGAGCGGTGCGGTTTCTACGGGGGATATTACTCCAGGGGGAGCGCAACTCGAGGCGGCGTCATATCAGATAAGTGTAAATAACATTTTATCCGAGCCTTTTGTTATTTTAAAGAGTGCTACAGTAGCTACGATTACAGCAAGTATTACCGATGCGATTAATGCTAATTTAGATATGCCTATTATCGCGGTAGATGGGTCTACAGTAGTAGACTTTACATCTAAATGGGAAGGTACAAGCGCCAATGATATCCAGATGGAGGTAGTCGGGTCTACTACGGCCGGTACTACATTCGTTATTACTCAGCCGGTGGGGGGATTAGTTAATCCTAATATCGACGCGGCTTTAGCACAGGTAGGTGATATCTGGGAGACAATGGGTCTAAATTGTCTTGATATTGCGGATACTACGACACTGGATAAGCTCTCGACTTTTGGAGAGGGCAGATGGGGCGCGATTACTCGTAAACCGCTAGTGTTCTTCACAGGTAATACGGAGGCAGTGGTAGCCACAGCTATCGCGGTTCCAGACGCACGTAAGACAGACCGTGTTAATTCACAGTTAGTAGCTCCAGGATCTAATGACCTACCGTTTGTAGTAGCAGCTAGAGAGTTAGCTCGTATTGCTAAAGTAGCGAATAATAACCCACCACGTGACTATGGTAGCCAAGACGCCACAGGGTTAACACCTGGTACGGATGGAGAGCAGTGGACTTATGCTCAACGCGACCAAGCGGTTAAGGGTGGCAGTTCTACTATCGAGGTAAAAGACGGAGTAGTTAATGTATCTGATGTAGTTACATTTTACCACCCTTCTGGAGACCCTACACCAGCATATAGGTACGTGTGTGATATTGTTAAGCTTCAAAATATACTTTTTAATCTTGACCTTATTTTCGCTACTGATGAGTGGGACGGGGCGCCATTAATCCCAGATAATCAGCCTACTACTAATAGAGACGCTAAAAAGCCTAAGACGGCCGTGGCGGAGATTGGTAGTATGTTAGATAGTCTGGGGCTTAACGCTATTATTAGCGACCCGGGGACAGCGAAGGCTAATACTTTCGCAGAGATAGACAGCGGGAACCCTAAACGCCTTAATGTGGTTACTACGGTTCAACTGAGTGGAAATGCGAATATCATTTCTGTGGATTTAAACTTCGGGTTCTTTTTTGGAACTTCGGCAGTAGTAGCGTAAGGAGCTCCAGATGGCAGCAGTAGGCGGAAGTATTGAAGAAGTCACACTGAGTGGACGTTCGTTCGCGGTAGCGGCGGACGCAGAAGCACAGCGTAAATTAGGGGGCTTCGAGAATGAAGTCCTAGCGAATGGTAACGGCACGGCACGTATCATTAAAACGAGAGTACCGTTATCTATTGACGGTCTTACTATTGAAGTGGACGACAGTAGAGCGGACCAGGAGTTTCTACAAGAGTTAGCGGACCGTCCGGACTTTTGGGTACTGGCGATTACGTATGCGTCCGGTATTACATATCAGGGTACGGCTCAGATAGTAGGCGAGAATCCAGCAAGTAGCCAAAGTGCTACGGCGGCGATATCTCTAATGGGACCAGGCGTCCTAACTAAACAATAAGGAATCGACATGTCAAATGGTGCAGAAAAAATAGCGTTAGAAGTAGCAGAAGCCGAGTTTACTCGTTTCGGAGATTTAATGGATTTAGATTTAGACCCGTTAGATATGGACGAAGAGGATAAAAAAGGCTTTGAGCAACAAAAGAAGAGAGTTATCTCATCTATCCAGAATGGTTCATTAATCATTAATGAGAACGGGGAGCCAATATTCACACCAACAGTTAAAGAGGGGGCCAACCCTCTTACTTTCCACGAGCCTACGGGTGCGTCGCTTATGGCGATGGACCATAAAAAACGTACGGAAGATGTAGGTAAGTTATACGCGACTATGGCGGATATGACGGGCTCGAGCACGGGTATTTTTAGTAAAATGAAAATGCGTGATCTTAAGGTATGTATGGCGATAACTACGCTTTTTTTGGGATAACCCGGACTAAGTTGGTCCGCGGTGGAGAGGACGTTACACTCCCTAAGGGGGGACATAACTTCCCTACCGTTTATACAGAGATGTTTATACAGATAGCCCGGGACTATTCGGGGTTATCAAATATAAGAGAGCTTAAAGCTCACGAAATACGATTCTTTTATGAGGGTTTACGTTCTGAGCTTAAAGAGCATACAAAACCAAAGGGGTGATTATGGCTAGTCGTTTTAGCGTAGAAGCGGTATTTAAAGCGATAGACAAAGTCACAGCGCCAGTTACACGTATGCAGAATAGGGTGGGTAAGTTAACCCGCTCTATGCGTAATAATTTCAGTAAGTTAAATCGTGTAGTAAATAGGTTTGGCCAGGGCATAAAAAAGGGAGCGATAGCGGTTACGGCTGCTTTAGTGTTAACTTCAGGTGCCATGGCCAGTGTTATTTCAACAGGTGCGGAATTCGAGCAAGCCATAACCAATGTAGGGGCGGTGTCTTTAAAGACGAGAGACCAGATACAGCCTTTAGAAAAATTAGCTTTAGAGTTAGGACGTACGACCAAATTCACGGCAACCCAAGCTGCAGCGGCTATGGAGATTATGAGTCGTGCGGGTTTTAAGACTAATGAGATACTAACAGCTACTCCGGCAGTACTGGCGGCAGCGGCAGCCTCAGGGCTAGAGATAGCGGAAGTCGCGGACGTAGTATCAAATGCTTTAAAGGGTATGGGACTAGAGGCAACCCAAGCGGCTAACGTCGCGGATATTTTAGCCTTAGCTTCATCGCGTACTAACTCGAGTATAGGCTCACTCGGAGAGTCCCTTAAAAATGTGGCCTCTACAGCTAAACAACTAGACGTCCCTCTTACAGACGCCGTGGCAGCTATTGCACTGTTACAAGATGTGGGGCTGGATGCTTCGGTAGCGGGTTCTGCGTTTAACGTAATGCTTACTAAAATGGCAGCACCTACAGCCGGGATAGTTAAGAAAATGAAAAAATTTGGCATATCATTTAAAGACGCAAAAGGAAATATGCTACCTCTTCAAAAGGTCTTAGAACAATTAAACAAGGCTTCTAGTAAAGTCGGTGGTAATTTTGACAAGGTAGCGTTTTTGGCGGAACTTGTAGGACTAAGAGGGCAAAAGGCCGCGGCTAATTTAGGTGATTTATTTGAATCCGGAAAGTTAAACACACTAACAAAAGAGCTAGAGAACGCAGCCGGCTCCGCAAACAAGATGGCGGAGATACGTATGGATACATTCCAGGGGAGTATGTTGTTATTAGGCTCCGCGGTTGACGCCGTTAAGGTTAGGATATTTGGTTTAAATGAGGGGCCATTAAAAGGCATTATAGATAACATGACAAAATGGGTTAGCGCTAATGAGGAGTTAATAGCTTCCAGTATCGGAGGGTTTTTAACTATGGTGATAGAGAACTTCGGTACGATAGCTAGCGCCATAGGTGACGTAGCTATAGGTATCGGGTCTATATTCGCTCTAAGTGTGGCTTTAAAAGCGGTAGCGGCGGTCTTGGGGGTAATTAATCTCATTATGGCGGCTAATCCAATAGTGTTAGGTATCCTGGCGGCAGTAGCCGCGGTAGCTCTCTTAAGCGGAGCACTTGATCCAGTACTAGAGGTATTATCGGATATAGGCTCAGGCATAGCTAAAGCCTTTAGCGCGGTAGGCACTTTAGGGGGTTTATTCGGATTTGGGGGAGACGACCAAGAGGGTAAACCTCAGCCAGCGCCACAAATGGTAAGCCCACAGGAGAGAGTAGCTCGCAGTATTGAAGAGAAACGGTCTACAAGTACCGCAGAGGTGACTATAAAAGACGACACCGGACGTGCTGAGATAACAAGCGGCAAGATGGGTGCTGGAGTAAATCTAACTCAATCAGGGAGCTTCTAATGGCGTGGACTGACAGATTAAGAGAGGCGGCGTATACTTCACCGTCGGGGGTACGTATGGTCTTCGAGTATGAGGACGTACGTAACGATATAGATAAAAAGACTACGGGATTTAACTTCCCGGATGCCGATGGTACTTTTGTACAAGACACGGGACACTCTGGTAGGAGATATCCTTTACGTGTGATTTTTTGGGGTGCGGATTATGATATAACGGCTAAGGCGTTCGATGAGTTATTATTAGAACGTGGCGCGGGCAGATTAGAGCACCCCATATATGGGACGGTAGATGTAGTACCCTTCGGGACGATATCTCGTAGAGACGACCTTAAGACCGCAGCGAATCAAACTATAATAGAAGTAGCATTCTGGGAGACTATAGGTATAGAGTATCCATCTTCTCAAACAGACCCGGCGAGTAATGTATTATCTGCGGTGGATGAGTATAACGATACGGCCGCGAGTCAATTCGCTAAAGATATAGACTTAGATACGGAGGGTAAAAAAGAGACTTTCAAAGGTACATACGATAGATTACTAGGTAATGTTAAAAGTGGTTTACAAAAAGTGGCGGATACCCAGGACGATGTACGTAAGCAGTTCGACGCCATTAATAAGTCGATAAATCAGGGTATAGATATTCTTATAGACACACCTCTGACGCTAGCTTCTCAGACCTTGCTACTCATACAAGCCCCCGCGAGAGCACTTACAAGTATCGGCGCGAGGTTGAGCGCATACGGTAATCTCACCAGCGATATTATATCTGGTAATGGGGCTAGCACAGCTAATGAGTTTAGGACAGCGGATTTATATACATCTACATACGTAACCGGGTCGATAGTCTCGGCTGTTAACAATCAATTTACAACAAAGCCGGAAGCGTTACTCGCTGCGGAGTTAATATTAACGCAGATGGAAGAGGTTACAGTCTGGAGAGACGACAATCTCGAATCGTTAGACCTGATAGATACCGGGGAAGCGTATCAACAACTCCAGGAAGCGGTGGCTATCGCTGCGGGATTCTTAGTGGAGATATCCTTCTCACTTAAACAAGAGCGTCGAATTATATTAGATAGAGCTCGAACTATAATAGACTTAGCGGCGGAAGTTTACGGAAGCGTAGACGATCAGTTAGACGTATTAATCAACACTAATGATTTAAGTGGTTCCGAGATATTAGAGCTACCAAAAGGTCGAGAAATTGTCTACTATATCTAAAAGGGCTATGGTATGAGTCAGCCGTACAAAGTCATTACCGGTGATACTTTTAGTATAATTGCTCGTAAGGTGTATGGCTCCGAGACGAACGCGGGCAGAATATCGGCAGCCAACCCAGGGGTAATAGAACCTTTAACGCCAGGTACCACCATATCTATACCCGCACTACCAGCAGCACCTAAAAACGTAGTACAAACGACCGACGCAACAGACGAGGACGAGGTCGCGATACTTATAGAAGGACAGCGTTTTAGATTTTGGGAGAAAGTAAAGATAACTAAGTCTATAGATAGTATGGATACGGTACTCTTCGGGGCGCCTTTTGACGCAGACTCTCCAGAAGCTAGAGAGTCGTTTAGGCCATTTTCGTACAAACCTGTAGAGATAACGGTAGGTGGAGACCCATTTTTTAAGGGCACTATGGTAACAGTGGACCCAATACTGGAAGCGGATAAGCGGACTATATCGGTAGGAGGATACTCTTTACCGGGGGTATTAAACGACTGTACCGCTCCGGCGAGTTCGTTCCCCTTAGAATTTAATGGCCAGGGGCTCCAGGACATAGCTAAAACACTCGCGACACCCTTTGGTATCAATGTGGTTTTTAATGCAGCACAGGGCGCAGTATTCGAGCGCGTGGCGTTAGAGCCAGGGCGTACCATCCTATCCTTTTTAATTGACTTAGCTAAACAAAGAAATTTAGT